ATCTAAGGTATAACTTCTCCCTGATGCGTTATATTGATTAAACTTGTATGCTTCTACTAATTTATATCTAGATTCGGATATTCCTCAGAAAATTATTAATGATAATATCTTTTGTACTAGAGCAGGAATGCAAGAAGAAATTAAACAACAAACCTGTTTTAGAAAAGAGGATATGGAATCAAGCGATGCTCAATTAGTTAGAGGAGTATTTACTGATTTTGTAGGATGTAACACTTTACTTGGTAAATCATCATTATATAATGTTTATATAAAAAATTATTCCGAAACATTTAATAAAGAATATTTTCAAATAAGAATCGATGATAATTCTCCTTACTTTGCAGTATCTGATAGATATGCTACAGATACTAGTGTAATAAAAGACAAAGATATTACAGATTGTACTACTGATTATAAAGACGCGGAAGATAATTCTATAGAATTTAATTGGAGTATGATTCCAATATTATATCGTGGTGATTGCTTTACTTATACAACTACTATTAGGTTACATAGAAACTTCACTTCTCAAACAGTTCCTACAAATGATACAATAGTAGATTTTAATACTTGAAAAGATAATTTTAAAGGTATTAGAAATACTGAAAACTGGGATGATATAAATATTGGAGATATTAATGCAGTAGCTATTGGAAGTTGAGTAACATTTAAAGGATTATCTAATAATAATATTTCTCTTAGAAGTATTGATGAGTTTAATACAGAAGAAATTGCATTAATGGGAAATCCAAGAGGATTTTATCCTATACAAGGTATGTCTACTAAATCTTCTGCTAAAATTCCAGAAAGTAACTTATATAATAGAGGATATAGTACTACTCTAGGATTTAAAAGAAATTATAAGCACATAGATGTACCTTATGAGGTTGACGAGTTTGATACTCGTATAATGTTTAGTGATATTCAGGTAGATGGAAACTTTAAGAACTCATATAAGGTATTCCAAGGATTATCATATGAAGATTTAGATAGACAATATGGAGGTATAGTAAAAATTCTTCCTTGAGGAGGAAATCTATTAACTGTATTTGAACATGCTATAGCTATTGTTCCAATAAATGAAAAAGCTCTTATTCAAACTACTACTGGGCAAAATATTCATATGTATGGATCTGGAGTATTACAAAAGCAAATGACAATTATATCTGATATGTATGGTTCTATATGAAAAGACTCTATTATAAGAACTCCTAGAGCAGTATATGGCGTTGATACATATACTAAGAAAATTTGGAGATTTTCTGATAGAGGTCTTGAACTTATATCTGATTTTACAATTCAAAGATTCCTTAATGATGAAATAAATCTTAAGGAACTTGAAAAAACAGTAGCATTAGGAACAAGAAATGTTAAAACTCACTTTAATGCTTATAAAAATGATATTATGTTCACTTTTTATAATGATGATAAAATTTGGAATATATGTTATAATGAAGTACGTAGCATGTGAGTTACTAGATATTCGTGAGTTCCTTTATTATCAGAAAATATAAATAATACATATTTTAGTTTTGATTTGCTTAAGAGTAAAATATTTAGTATAATAAGTAATAATCTTCGAAAAACTGATGATCTTGTAAAGGTAGGAGAAGAATGAACTGGAAAATACGTTACTTCTGATAGAGAATACTCAAAGTTTACTTTCACAGTTGATGGGTATAATGGATATAATGTTAATAGTGTCGTTATAAAAGGATATTACTGAGATGAAGATGAAATAAAAATTGATTCACTTATTGAATGCAAAGCAAATGAAGAAACCTGGCTTATGGATGAAGTAAGTGAGAATTGAGTTGAAATTAAAAATAAAAATGTTGGAAATGCTATAGATGCTGAATCAGAAGAGGATCGTCAGAAAATAATCTATGCTAATTATCTTGAACAGAAGGATGCAGCTCCGTTTTCAATAGAATTTAAAGATCTATACAGAAAAGAGGACAGAGGCTATTTATATTATACTATTGAAGTAAAGTATACTCCATATATTGTAACCTCATCAGAAGATAATCCTTCTGAAGATGAGAGTGGAAACCTTATGAGTAATTGTATTGTTTTTGGAATTGAACGGTCGTATACAGCTGGAGCTATTATTCCTTATGAAGCGCTAAAAGAATTCGACATGCTGAAATATCAAGATGATTGAAATAAGGCATTATTATATAATATTTTCGTACACGGTAGAAGTAACATTATTGATGAGATAAATTATTTTGATAGTGATGAAACAAATCAAATATTACCTACTAAATGATATAATAAACAGGAACCTTTTGAGTTTGAATTTATAGTTAATGAACCAAAAGGAATTCATAAAATATTTGACAATTTAGTAATAATATCTAATAATGTTGAACCAAATTCTATTGAAATAGAAATTACTGGAGATGTATATGAATTTAGTAAAAGAGCTATTTATAGAAATAAAACTTTTAATAAAAATGAATCTACAAATGCTAATTTCCCAGAAATCTATTTAGATAAAGAATCTAAAGGATATAAAACAGAAGTTACATGAGATCCAATTCGAAATGAATATTACTTAAATGTACATGCAGATTGTTTAAATATAAAAGAATATGGAAGACGATTAGGTAATATATACTATAGTGAAGATTCTTGGTATTTCCAAGTACAACCAATATATTATGAACAAACAAGCTCTAATGATTTTGAATCTCCATTAAAGGCAACTAAAGTTCGAGATAAATATGCAAGAATTAGAGTTAAATATAAAGGTGATAAACTTGTTATTATTACTGCATTACAAACATTAATGACTCAAAGTTATGCATAAAAGAATAAAGAAAATGGAAACAGGAGCTAGCATTGGAAATATTATCGATCTAGATATGATGAAACAACTTGGTCTTAGATTAGGAGATTATAATACATTTATGAATACTTCTACGAATAAGATCAAATCTGATATTGGAAACTTTAAAAGCTCAGGATTTGATTTAACTAATAAAAATCCTTTTTCAAATGCAAAAGGTATATTTTCTCAGAATACTGTTAATAGTGTTAATAATTGACAAAATAATACATTTGGTGGAGCTAAGACAGTAAATAATCTAAATGGCAAATTTGGAGGAGCCTTTCAAATGGGAGACCAGTTAATTGGAAATCTTAATACAGCCCTTGTAGGAAATGAGAAAACTGGATCTACTGCTCAAGTAATGTCTGGAGTTAAAGACATAGGACACAATGTAGTAAGTCAATTTAATCCTATGGGTGGAATGATTAATACTGGAGCTAAAACTATAGGAAATCTTATTGGAGGAACTAAAGATCGTGTTGAAGGTACTGGTTCTCAAATACAAGGAATGATAAGTGACGGTTTAAGTATGCTTGGTCCTATAGGAATGGCTGCTGGTGCTGCACTAAATTTAATTAATGGTATTGGAGGAAAGCGTATTGATAAGTTAGTAGATAATACATCTGATATTAGTAATGAATATAGTGGTTCAAAGAAATTTATCAGTAATAGTATTGATAAATATAGTAATAAAAAAGCTGGATTATTTGACTTTGGATTTCATCGAAAAGGTCAAAATGCTATAACTAGAGCCAGAAGGATGCAAAATACTACTTTAGATATTACGGATGCAGGTAAGAAAAGATTAAATAATCAAATAGGTCAGTCTCTTGCTAGTAAAAACTTTAATACTTATAATGGATTAGATAATATGTATTCCTTAGCTAAAAACGGAATGAAATTTCCTGAATTAGACGAAGCTAGAGCATTCTTGCAGAAACGACCAACACAATCTACAGAAACACAAAAATTCCAACTCGGAGGTAAGATGAATTTAATTCCTGAAGGAAACTTACATGCACATAAACATCACTTAGAAAATGTAAACCCAGAATTAAAAGATCAAATTACTAAAAAAGGAATTCCTGTAGTAGCACAATCTGAAGGAGGAATTGTTCAGACAGCAGAAATTGAAAAGGAAGAGTGGACACTTAGAAAAGAGTTTACTGATAAACTTGAAGCTTTGTATAAAGCATATCAAGAAGATTCATCTAATGAAATCGCAATTGAAGCTGGAAAATTAGTTTGTCATGAACTATTAAAGAATACAGATGATAGAAGTGGACTAATTAAAAGTGTGAAATAATGAAAGAGGTAAAAATAGAAATAGCAGATAAAGAATATAAAGTTCTAATCGCAGAAACTGAAGAAGAAAGAGCTCAAGGTTTAGGTAATGTAGAATCTATGGATGATGACGAAGGTATGTTATTTATAATGCCTGAAGATCAAGGCCAAGTAGTATTTAATACGGAAGAAATGGAATTTGATATTGATTTAGTATTTATAGATCAAGACGATGAAGTTTATAATGTAGTATTAGGTAAAGCTCATAGTTCTGAACCAATTATTTCTACTCCTGAAAGTGAAGAAGGAAGAACGAAATATGTATTAGAAGTTAATGCTAATTCTGGAATTCAGATTGGAGACGAATTAGACTTTGAAGAGGATATAGATGAAGAAGAAATTGATAAAATGTATATTCTTGGATCTGATGGAAAACCTCAAATGGATTTAGTTGGTGGTGAACGTATTTTCTCAAGAAAAAATTCTAGAACTTTAATAAAATTAGCAAAAAAGGCTAATAAAAGTAAGGCTGATTCTGATTATGCTAAACTTGGAAAAAAGATCTTTAAATATATAAATGAACAAGATAATCGTCCAAGTGAGTTTGTAGAATCTCCTAAATAGATAAAGAAAAAGGAGAGTAATTTCTTACTCTCCTTAAAAGATACTAACTATCTTTTATAACCCTATATTGTCTCATGTTTAATCTAGCATCTCCAAAGAGAATGAAATAGACTCATTTTATACTCTTGGGTTGTGGAACAAAGATAATATAATATTGCTAATGTAGCAAGTGTTTTCATAAAAATTTAGTGTAAATGAAAATTTTAGTAATTTTATTTGGATATTAAGAACTAAAGTATTATCTTTGGGCATTAAATGAATATATGACAATCATAGAGTTATGAGATATCTATAAAATTAAAAATAATTTAAATTATGAAAGTTAAGAAATTTCAAGAAGGTGGAGCAGCTCCCGCACCTAGTGCAGCACCTGCTGGTCCTCAGGGTGGACAAGATCCACTACAAATGTTAGGCGAAATGGCAGCTCAAGCGTTACAAGCACAAGATTGCCAAGCAGCAATGCAGGTATGTGAAGGCTTTTTAGCACTTTTACGGCAAGCTATGAGTGAAGGTCCGCAGGGTCCTGTAGGTCAAGCTCCTGAAGGAGAACCAGTTTTCAAAAAGGGTGGAAAAATGGTAGGTCGTAAGAAATGCGCTAAAAAAGAAAATGGCGGAGAAATGAAAAATAAGTTTTTCGGCAAAAAGTAATTTAATGATCATTAGATAAAAGGGAGATTTGACATGATCAATCTCCCTTTTTATATATAAAGTAAGTGTGATAAAATGGCACAAGTAATTAAATATCAACAAGGCGGTTCTACTCCTACTCAAAAATACGGCACTTTTACTATAGATGGTAATCAATATCAGGTTGATGACGATTTTCTAAATCAGATGTCTTCTTATGGAAAAACATTAGATCAAGATACTGCATATCAATTTAGTAAAATAACTGATGCTCTAAGATCAGGTGCTAATTTATCATATGATTCTAGTGCCGATAGATTAGAAGGAGTACAGTTTGATGTTACTAATAATCAAGCAGAACGTTTAGGTAAACGTCGAAGTAGACTTGGTAGAAGTTTTGGAAACCTATGGAGAGGAAAAGAAAATACTGCAAGAAATGCAGTTCATGCCTTAAAAGATTTTCAATATAAAAAGCCAGTAGAAGCATTAGATCCAATTAATATTAGAGATTGGTCTAGTGATATTACTATGGAATATAAACGTAATAAAGATACTGGAGATTTTGAATTATTAAATGGAAATAGAGTTTATATAAATGGAGCTAATAATCTAAAAGCAACTAGAAGACTTCGTAGTCTAAAAGATATTGCAGGTTATGGCGATAATGATCAATTTAAAGGCTATAATGATTTAGATAAGCAAGCTTATATAGACTTTTATAATAAATATGGTGAGCAAGGTATAGAAGATATTATATCTAGAATTGAACAAGGAAATTGAACAGATGAAGATGCTATGGCATTAGATGATATTGGTATCTTTTTAGGAGGAAGTAAACCTGCTCAAGCTCAAAAAGAAGTAGATCCTGCGCAAGAAGAACTTAAGAAGACAAAAGAAAACTGAAGTAAAGCAGGATGAGATTATGATAAATATAATAATCTATTTAATGTTGATGCAAATGGTAATGTAACAATTGCTAATGATGAATTTAGAAATCTTGTTGGAGATAATGCTTGATTAAATGATAGATTTAGAGAGCGTTATGGAGCCTATGCAGATTATATTCCTGAAACTTCTGGATTATTTGTTCTTAATGGAAGAGTGTATAGAGGCGATGATACTGATAGTTTGAGTAAAATACAAAGATATTTAGACTTTGTAAGTGAAAATAAGCAAACTTATGGTAATTCGAATTTAATTCGTCAGTATTGAGCAGATAATGATTTTTCAGGATATAGTAATTTTGGACAGGATGAAACAACAGGACAAAAACAATTTTCATGAGCTTTTGATCCTTCAACATATGGACGTGATATATCTGGAGAATATATAAGAAATGCAAATGACCCTCTTATTTATGAGTATTTTGATAAAGATGCTCAGTTTGATCAATATGGTCATCCAATTCGTTCAACTGCAAAAAGAGCATATATTGATCCAAGAACAAAGAAACGTATTGATGAACGAGTTATTAGTAACTTTATTAATAACCTTCAACCTCAAACTAATAAAAAATTTGTAGAGGATTATTATAAAAATAAACCTCGAACTGCATTTAGTGCATATCAACAACCTTATGGAGAAAATGGTCCAAGTGTTATAACAGCAGTAGCAGGAGGAAACGGAAATTATTCTTTAGAATATAATCCTGAGAATAAACAGTATTATTATTGAAGTGACAATCCAAGTACTCCAACTCTAAGTGGACAGTTAAATGATTTTAGAGATTATGGATTAAATGTACCACAAGAAGTAGTTCAACTTTTAAATCAGAATCCAGATCTTATTGATGATGTTAATTTTAGAAATGATCTTGAAGCACTATTAAGAAATATGTATGTAAATCCTAATTTTACTACAAGATTTAAATTTTCTCCAGAAAGTAACAAATATTTAGGTCCAATTTTCCAAAAATACCAAAAAGAAGGAATTGGCTCAATTGGAAATTTAACTGGTTTAAACGCATATAGAGGAATTTTACATCAATATACTCCTGAACAATTAACTCAAGCAGGGGTACTTTTAAAACGGTCTATTGGATCCTATCAAATTGGAGGTAAAGTTCAAAGAAGAACTAATATTTCAGCATCAGATGAAGCTCTTCATATTCCTCATCAAAGAATACGTAAAGCAGGTGAAGAAAAAGTTATTGTAGATCATACTCAATTAACTTCTTCTTATAAAGCTTAAATTGCAGCTTTAGTTGCAGATGCTGCTTCTTTAGGTGCTACTTTTGTACCAGGATTTGGCAATATTGCTGGAGCTGGAGTTGGTGCAGTAGGTTCTTTAACTGGTTTTGGAGCGGATGTTGCTAGAGATGGATTAGACTGAGGTGATGTTGGCAATTTAGCACTTAATCTAGGATTAGATGCAGCTACTTTACTTCCTGGGATTGGCTCAGGAGCTAAAACAGCAAAAATAGCTAAAGCTTTAAAGAAATCTAAAGCTGTTGCAAATGCTGTTAAGTGAGCAACTAAAGGAGTTAGTTTTGGAAGTGCGGCATCTGGATTAGCAACTGCGTGAGGAAATATTCAAGATGGTAAATGAACTATTAAAGATATTCGTACTGTATTGAATGGAGTTAGAGGTTTTGCTAATTTAAAACGTACTACAGGAAGTGCAAAACTAAAAGGAGGAGATTCTGATATGGTTACCTTAAAACCAACTAATAACAAAAATCTTCCTACTATTAAATTAGGTCGTTCTGAGATTGAGTCGGTCAATTCACTTCCAAAAAATCAAAAAACTGAAAAGTTAGAAGAAATAATTATTGGAAAGTTAGGTAAAGTTAAAACAGATAATGTTACTGACTTACTTTCTGAGTATGGTATTAAACGTTCCTCTAATATAAATTTCAATTGAAGAAAACCTTGGAAGTCTTCAATAGGTAAAGGACTTAATACAGGACAATTTAAATATGATGAACTTCCTAGTACTTATAGGAATCCAGATGATATGGGTTGGTGAAATTGGAATAAGACTGCTGCTACTAGAGATGCAAAAACTAATAGGAGTAATCCTTATTTTAAGAACTATGCTGATAAACAAACTTCTCAAGTTCAAAGATTTTTCGGAGGACCTGAAATGTTTACATCAGTTACAGCTTTAAAACGGAGACCTATTACAATGCCAATCTATTCTAACTTAGCTCCTAACTTAGGAATATTTAGTGATCAACCACAACATCTTTGGTAGCAGCAGT